TTACTCCAAGCGATACAAACATGTGCCATTTTGATCGTGAGTCCTGGGAGCAGCTTTTCGCGTCGGCGAGAGCTCTCCAGCAAACTTGCGCTATTGAACACGTCCCGGTCAACTACACGGAGCACGGCGTGTATAATAATCCTTTGTTTGTCCAGAGTCTTGATTGGATAGACGAGGAAGTTGACGGCGAGGAATTTTCTGAGATGATTATGTCAGTAAAGTTCGTTGACCCTGTAATCCCCAATGTTACGGATGCTGCGGTTAAAGCGGCCAGCATGAGTTTCTTGTGTTGGTCGGCGCAGTTCATTGCCGATATCATGTGTGTTTTGCGCGAGCACTTTCATGGTACGTTTTCACCGGCGATGATTAGTCTGTTTGATAGCTATGACTCGATGGTCGGGCTGCTCTCGGAAGCGGCGTTGGTCGTCAAGGCTGGCATCAGCGTTGTGGTCGACAATCCTGTTTCTTCTTGTTGTGTTCTTGGTTCGTTGTGGATGGCGTCCAGGTGGATATATTACAACCTCTATGTTCCTTACGGTCACTGGGGTCCCACCTTTTGGACTTGGGTCATTCGCATAAATCGGACCGTTGAACCCGGTTGGCATGACCGCTTGAAGATGATAAGGAATTTTCAGTTCGATGACACTGCGTCACATAACCCTGCCCGATGCCACTCCCATCCGGAGGCGTGGAAGGCACGTGACATTGCAGCTAAGAGTATGAACAGGTTTGCCAACGAAATGGTGAAAGCATATCCGCTCTCTCCGAGTAGTTTACCTACGGTGTACGATACCTCTATTGCTAAGAGGGATGTTCCGTACGGTGTAACCGGGAGGCGTTTCGTGTACTCATTGCAGGACACGGATCAGGAGATCGGTTTTCGTCCGGTAACCGGGGGTCGTGGGACAATCATTTTGGTCAAGGACCAAGACTGGTACATTGAGGACTGGTCTGAGTACTTTGGGCACACCATTATGATATATACCATGATTCCTGATGGGCTCAGCGGTACTGGGCCGGATTCGGTGTATTACTTCGATAGCATGAACTCGTTCGTTGAGCATGTTAAAGGAGGGGCCACTTACCATGGTAGAATGCACGAATATTCGGGGGATCTCGTGGTGATCGAATCCCCAGGACGGTGGAAGTTTTGTATCTACAACGTCGAAAAGTTTTTACAGCCTGGGACGACCAATCGGTATGTGGTCATCCTCCAGCCCAAGTGTATCATCAACATGCCCCTCGATATGTTTCAGAGGTGTGCGTTGTACTTCACTGGGACTGATGTGGTTGTCCGTCGTTTCGAACGCACGCAACATGTGTACGAGGACGGTGACTTCCTTGTGGGAAACTACAACAAAGGAGGGAAACCGTACAAAGTTATCAAGATGCGTGTCGCGACGGGCGCCGATTCGGCTGTCTGGATTGGAGAGGATGTATTCTTCAGTCTGAGATACTTTGCGCGTAAGGAGACCAAATCGTGGCAAATCTCGGAAGTGCACAGGTACCTCAAGGAATGGGGTACTGAGATATCGCGATTGCAAGCGGTAACTCTGTGTCGCTACTTTGATGTCGCCCCACCCGATTTCGACCCGGTGGCTAACTATCAGTTCCTGCCCAGCCCAGGATCTGAAAATTATGCTCTGGAGCGTGGTAGCGAAACTGGCAAGATCGCCGCACCCCCCATAAGTGACACCAATGGGGTGTGTGTCCAGGACGAGAATGCGCAGGAGACCTACATTGAAAAGCGGTTGATCCCAAACATCAACAACGTGGTACCACCCGATGCTGATTGGTATTGCTCAATGTTCAATGAGTTCATTGGACTATTATTGGGCGACCTTGAAGGCAAAGGGGTTATTGGCTCCCTTGAAGATGTTCTGAATGATCAGACTACGGCGCCACAGCGCGCGAGGAACAAGAAGGAAAAGGACCATTTTCCACGCAACAACGCTTGTCGTGTTGCGTTTAAGAATGAGTCGACTCCTCCTGGCCAACCTCCGCGTGCGATCAATGGTGTCCAGACTGACCATACGTGGTTGACCGGCCAAGTAATGCGTGGGTTAAAGAGGGTTGCTAACAAGTGCAATTGGTACATGGTGGGTCTTAACCCTACCAAGGTTGCCAGGCGCATACGTTACCTGGCCAGAACTATCGGCCAGGAGGAGGGACATTTTGATACGGACTACAGCAAGATGGACGAAACCATCTCTGAGTTCATCAGAACGAACTTCTGGGATCCCCTCATCCGGCGTTGGGTTTGTCCCGAGGACGCGGAGCGGGTCAACAGGATGTTGGAGCAGGATTGCTATGTGCCGGCGTTTTTCCCCATGAATGACGTAAAACTCAATACTGGGGCGAAGAATACGAGTGGGTCAGGAACAACGACCAATATAAACTCGTTTGTCGGAGGTGTCATAGAATACTGCGTCCTGCGTAAAGCAGGTTACACACCCGAAGAAGCTTGGGCTAGGATCGGGCCCAAGTATGGTGATGACGGTTTGGTCGGACGTCACACCAAGTTAACACCTGAGCTATACACGGAAGTGGCCTCTGCACTGGGCCTTAAAATAAAAGTGAATGCCTTCCCCCCGCACTCCCCAATGACATTTTTAGGGAGAGTGTACCCGAAGCCTTGGGCTTCCCTCGGTTCGATGATGTTACCCTCAAGGTGTCTTCCAAAGATACCCGTGGTTGCGTCAAAGGACAAAGACGCTTTGCGAAACAGGATCGTTGGTTACCACGTGACTGAGGAGCATACACCGTTGGTTGGGGAGTACCTGAGGGCTATTGCGCGGATTAAAGGGTTCGAACTTTCTCTATCACCCGCTGAGATAGAGAAGATCACGGAGAAGGATATGAGGTATCGCATTAAGAATGGCGCGTACCCGTACGACGAGGCC